CCATGTTTGATTAGACATAGTTGACAAGTTACTTTCAGGACATATACATGGGTCTTTAAAAGGACATGGACAACCTTCTAAACCTACAGGTGTGACTTTACCTGTGGTAGCATCCACACTTACAAAACCTTTACTAGTCGTAAAAATGTATTGTGCGAATTCAAAATCTGGCCCTAATGGTCTTCTTAAAACTACCACAGACCAATCCGCCTCACCTTCAACTCCCGTACCATAACCTGCTTCTAATAATAATTCTTCAGCCTCCTCTAATGTGAGTTTAACAGGTAAATTAATAACCTCATCCTCTAAAAAGGGTTCATTGATAACTATAGATTTGGTTAATCCGTTAGAAGTACATAATACTTCAATAGTTGTATTATTTTTACCAGCAAAAACTGATTTTACTCCATTTAATTCTTTAGTTGCGCTAGATTCATAAAAAAGTGCGGTCTTATCAATACCTAAAGCTACTTCTTCAGTCTTCTCAACCATTTCATTAAATGTGAGTTTTTCCGTGTTGGAACAACCCATTAAGAGTAATCCCGTAATTAATGTTAATAATGTTTTTTTCATTTTTTTGTTTGATTTTTTATTTTATTTTTATTTATCACCACCTTCAGGAATTGGTGTACCCACTGGATACGGTGAACCTTCTTTAGCCGCCGTAACCGATGTTTGTCCGTTTTTAGTTGGTCGAGGGTGACGAAGTGGAACTGCCATGTGATTAAGAGGTCCATAACACTTAGATAAGATAATACCATTGTCAAGAGTATCTATTATTTCACAAGGCATTTGGAACATATCACTTTCACTAGTACTAGGAGAACTTAAATCTATTGTGAATGCACGGTTCACTGGAGGTAATAATTCCCATTCTTTAGTTTCAGGGTTAAACTGAGGAATTGTATCTGATGGTGAAAAATACCAAAATAAAGACCATACTGTGGAATCTGTTCCATCTGGAGTTTGAAAGTTATCATTAGCATTAAATTCTCCTAAGGAACCATTCCCATTCATTGCCAAACTAGAAATAGAAGGTCCTGTTAATACCGGGCAAATTGCACAGCCTTCATCAAACTCTTTACCTTGTATTACAACTTTTTTACCAGTAGGTACCGCACTTGACGCTCCACAGAAAGCGTATACTCCATTGTGTATTCTTAACACACCTCTATCTCTATTATGATTTTCATCATTTTTATTACAACCTAATAACATTAAGGTTGCTGTAATTGTTAATAATATACTTTTAATTTTAAAATGTGGTTTTGACATATTTTTCTTATTTTTTTGTTTTATTTTTATTTATTATGTTACCGTACTCGTCACATACAGGTGCAGTTATGATTTCATAGATTATAAATACCCATGAAATTAAAAGGGTTCCCAAAATTACCTTAACTACAATCATAAGTTATTGTTTTTTTTTAAAAGTACTAAATGAGATATTTTAGTGTATAGTTAATTATTTATTTATATATATTAAGAACTAACATTAAAGCCTATGGCACACCCTATTTTACATTGTAAATCTTCAGCTAAACAATTTGGTGGAAAACCTGAAGACTATTTACACATACACAATTGGTTTGATGAAACTAAATCTTGGATAGGTACATCCTTTCATAGAGTATTTAGACATCATTCTGAAGGTATATTTGAGTGTGAAAAAGTCTTTGGTGAGTCGTTTAGAAACTCTGACGGTAAAGAAGTTTTTGTTCGTTATGTCGGAGAACAACACGTTAGGGAAGATTGTAACAACTATATTCCATCCGCAAAAGAATGGGTCGATGCATTAAATAATAATGAAAAACCTATATGGATGATGAAAACAATGAAACTAAAGTTCACTGACTAATATTTATTAATAAAAGAATTATGGAACAGAAATATAAAGTATTATTTAATTTAATTAATCCCGCACTTTTAAAATCCAACTGTAAAAAAGCCACAATGGAATTTGATGAGGGATTTAGCCCATATCAAGATGGTTATTACTGTAATCATATGAATGGTAAACGTATATCATTTTTAGTTCCTGTTGAACGTGAACTAAGTGAATATGTAGAAGAATATGTTGGTGATAACACATGGCATGAAGAGACGGGTTCAGAGTATTATACTTACGAACTTGAAATTAACTCAGAATTTAGAAGTGTTGAAATATTTGGGACTTACACTGTTTATGATACTGAAGAAATTAATGAAACTGTAATAGACCAAGATGAAGAGCCTGATGAATTAAAACCTATCTTTGATTATTTAGAAGAGGTTGGCTCTGATATCTTAGAAGTCAATGTAGATGCTGGTGGTGATAGTGGATGGGTCCATGACGAAAATGATGATGTGAATGGTAAAACTATTCAAACATCAGAACAAATGTCAGATGTTTGTTACAGGTTATTAAGTCAACATCCAGGATGGGAAATCAATGAAGGTTCTTATTCCGTATTCACATTTGACCCACACAGACGTATTATCATATGGGAATTTGCTTATAATACTGAAGAACAAGCAAGAGAATTAATTTCAACTGAGAAATTTTAAGTTAATTTTTCACCAATTTTATCACCAAACATTAACTCACGTTTCCATTTCAAATCTTTGGATTTATAACTGAGGTAACTCTCAACACCCGAAATTAATGCATTTTCATAGGTATCATAATCCAAATCAGAAACACCTAAGTTAGTTTCATCACAGAGAATATCTTCTTCTTGCCCAAAATCATTTAGGTCTATTACCGAATAATAATATGAAAGTTCAGGACCATCATCCGCATCACGAAATGGAAGCGCTGTGATATAAACATGTTGATTACGTAACCAACTTAGAACGTCTTCCATATCAGGGTAACTCCTTAATACTGAAGTATCACCAACTTTTACAGTTTCAAAAGGATAGGTGCAAGTTTGTAGGTATTGAAATATTTTTTCTGTAATTTGCATAATGTTATTTTATTTATACAAACTTAAAATAAAAATTTTGATTAATCAACTATTTTTTTAACCTATTGAAGTCTTCCTCACTAACACCTTTAAAATCTACAGAATCACTATCCAAACCATAAGGGTGTGTTATTTCGTCTACGTAATTTCTTAATACATCACCAATCTCATATCCTATTTCATCAACCACAGAATCAGCTAGTTCAGGATTTTTACCTAATTCGTTGAAATCATAAGTTTCACCGTCAGTCATTAGTGTAACTTGTGAATTATCTTCATTAATTATAAATTCAACATCATAATAAGCAAGATAAGATGTATCATTATCGAAAAGAGGATGATTAGTGTTTCCGGTATATATATCCATATTAACCTCATTCAAAAATACCTCCATTTCATAACCTCCTGAAGTAATTATAACTGGTTTACCTATATTGAGTTTTTGTTTTATTAAATCAAACAATTTCCCAATCCCACCAAAATATTCTATTTTGTAAGATAATATCTTTTTACGGTCATCCTTATTACTATCATCTAAATTTAGATAATGATAAATAGGTTTGGCTTCAATACCTTTATCGTCCCAATATTTAAATAGTGTTGATTTTGTTTGGTCATTTTCACTTAATTGTTCAGAATCACGTAAAAAATAGTCTCCGTTTTTAATTAAAAACTCATAGAAATAATTTAAGGGTATTAGTTTTTTAGTGTCCTTATACTTAATTCGTAAATCTTCGTAAACCTCATCCATCATACCTAACTCTAACCCTTTTATAAGTTCACTGAATACATCAGAAAATAATGCAAACATTTTAACGTCAACACCGGTATATTGCTCGTGAACCATATTTTCTAAAAGTTTAAGTAGTTTCATTATAGATAAATATATCTAAAAAGTAGTTTGCCACTCTTTAAAATTCTTTCTATCCTCCTTACTAATCCATAGTTCATGACCTTCTAAAGAACTATGATTAATCTCAACCCAATTAGGTACTAATTTTCTTTGATGGTTTTCCCATATATGGTACGTTAGTTGTTCTATACTTTTATTAAGATAGTTTGCACTTTCAGGAAAATCTTCCATAACCATTTGTCTATAGACTTGCCACTCATAACGATGGCTTTGGTCTTTAACAAAAGGATTTCTATCTGAATACCTTTCAATACTATTCATGTCTTTATACATAAAAACAACTAGAACATCTTTTAACTGTTCAGGTATTCGATGTAGATGACAAGATTGTGATGGACCAAATGAAGAATACTTTGAGTTTTTATGTTTATTATGAAAGGTTACGATTCCATCTTCTGACTCATATTCATCTAAAGACCAAGCAAATTCACCTCTTAATTCAGGTAAGTTAAAATCATGAGCAATTACTTTGGTGGTTATTTTATTTCCAGCCCCATGTGGTCCTGTTACAATAATCTTATTGAATTTACCAATAACATCTTTTAAACTATTATAATCTCTATTCATTTTTTACAAATTTTATTACTTGCGTAGTCCTTTAAAATATTAGGAAACCAAGCGTGTATTATTAGTGCAATACCTGAACTCATTGCTATCTTCCAATGTTTCCAATACGTCATATTAGTTTCTTTTAAATGGTTACTCATTTTTTTTAATATTTTCAGTTATTATTTTTTCTAATTCTTCACCATACAGATTTGGAAACTCATTTTTAACCATTTTAAGAGGTATGGTTATATTTTTATAATCTTCTTGATGTGCCTCGTCAATAATAAATTTATAAAAACCAATACTCTGTTTATCTCTAAAAACTTCTCTTATTATTTTTTGTATATGACTATATTCTTTATTCCATAAATTGACACCTGTTACGTTTTGTGCTTTACCCCATATAAACTTAACTTTTGGTGTAATCTCTATAACGTAATTTTGAATACTATCTTCAAAAATATCCCTAATATAAAGTTCATTTTTATAGTTCCTCTCTATCACATAAAACCTTTGAATGAAATCAATTATATTTTTTTCCATTATGTCTTATTCTTAACTATAGAGATGTAATAGTAATCACCAGTCTCTTTGAATTTATTGGTTAGATAATCTCTAACTCCCTTACTGTCATATTTTTCGAGTAAGGTGTCAGCGTAATTATGTTTAGCACTGTCCCAAACATCTTCTCTTTCAATATTCTCAATAAGTCTATTTTTAGTCATAATACTATTTTTGGTTTCTTAGTTCATTAATTTTTCTTAACCCAATTACCGCTACCACCAAAAGAACCTGCACAACATGGGAAACAATCAGCAGTACCTCCTCCAACACAATTACCGTGACTTCCCCATGTAACCTCAACTCCACCTCCAACGTCTCCACCAAAGAAGACTCCAAAGGTAGTTGTTGCAAGTAAAGTATCCAAATCTGAATATGTAACATCTCCAACCTGTGTCATCCCACCTGGAAATCCTACACCTCCTGAGTTACCATAAAAAACATATGTATCATCACCTACCTGCATGGTTATTTCAATATGTGTATAAAAAAGATAACAATCTATTTCAATCATTGCATCTGCATTAATGATTGGACCCTCAGGTCTGTATATTGGTTTTTTATCTAATATACGTTCAGTGTGCATATTACCTTTAGTATCAGGGTTTATCCCTAATGAATCAAAGTATTTATCAGATTTTCTTCTTCTTTCTTTAATTTGTTCTTCTGTTAATTCAATTCCTGCGTATTTCATTTTTAATTACTTAATGGTGCTTTTATTGTTGGGTGATACTCATAATTATCTATATTATAATTAAATTCTCCCTTTAGTAGATTTATATTTTTAAGATGGATTGAAGGTAACTTATATCCCTTTCTTTTTATTTGTTCTTTTGCCTGCTCTAAATGATTATTATAAAGATGAACATCACCTAAATTACCTATCAGTTGGTCAGGAACCATAAACACTTCGTTAGCAATTAACTCAAGTAAAGTTGCGTATGAGGCAATGTTAAAAGGTAAACCTAAAAAAGTATCAACCGACCTTTGATTCCACATAAGTGATATTGCTCGTTTAGGTGTTGGTTCATAATATTTTTCATCGAAGTCAGGTAGATTATTAGGGTCAAAGAATCTCTCCATACCCGTCATATAATTGTTTGTAAACCATATATTATATCGTTCTTCATCGGTTAGAAGTCTAGTATATAATTGAAATCCGTAATGACATGGAGGTAGAGTCATTAAATCTAATTCCCCAACATTCCAAGCACTAACCATCAATCTTCTTGAATCAGGATTAGTTTTTAACTGTTCAATTAAATTTTTAATCTGGTCTACACTATTTTCAGTATAACCTTGTAATGTTTCACCTTCAAAAATTTGTTCTCCCTCTTGAAACCAATTTCTCCATTGTGCTCCATAGATAGGACCTAACTCCCCCCACTTCTTAGCAAACTCATCATCGGTTTTGATTCGTTCAATAAACTCATCCATAGTATCAGGCCAATTACCTTTATACTCATTAGTCTTACTAATATAGTTTTTGAAAGCATCACCGTTCCAGATATTACATCCGTTATCAACCAAATACTTGATGTTGGTATCTCCTTTTAAGAACCACTTCAATTCAGTCATCATAGTTTTGACTGCCATCTTCTTTGTGGTTAATAGTGGGAACCCGTCTTTCATGTTATGTCGAATCGTATAACCAAAAATAGACTTAGTACCTGTACCAGTCCTGTCTGATTTATTAACACCGTGTTCTAAGATAGTTAATAATAAATCTCTATACTGTTCGTCTAATTTATTCATTTTTAAGAATGTATATATTCAATTATAGTTGATTGTATAGGTACTCTGAGAATTGGGACACTAGGACCAGTAGGTTCTTGTTTTTGTCTAACTTCATAGTACTTATCCTCATCCTTTATGGTTGTCACATTAGGATATTCCATCACATAGTTTTTATCAGTATCTGGTTTAAAAACCATCGTGTGTTTTTTTGTGTTAAATGTTAATTTTATCATAGTATTATTTTTTTTAAGGTATAAAAAAACCTTTCTCCTAAAATAGAAGAAAGGTTACTATTTGTCAATAAATTATTTTGATTAAGTACCTATAACTAAATCATCATAATTTAGTTTTTCCATACCTTTTAGCTCTTCCTCAGCCTCATCGTACATAAAAGATTTTACAACAGACACTAAACCTTGTTCAGATTGTGCTATTTTACTTTCCATCCAATCTTCAAGTTGTTCACCATCTTCCATTTGTTCCCACATTTTATAGGCTAATGTTGCAATAGTAAATAACTGTTGTTTGGCCATATAAGAACCTTCATGAGACCCTTCTTTGATATTTGATTTTAATCTACGTAACTGAGATTCTGTTATTATTATATTTGACATATCTTTTGGTGTTTTATTATAAATATATGAATGTTAATAAAATTGTAGTTTCAAAACTAAAAAAGGTGGAGTTTCCTCCACCTTTAGGGACCGACTTTGGCTATCGGACTACTCCACCATCCTATTTAATCTAATAGGAAAATCTATCTTTCCTTTACCTCTAAACCATTTCTTCAATGATTCCTATAACTTCACTAATAATAAGTATGAAACACGCGACTGTCAAGTTAAAGGGTATAAATCCGTAACCAATAATTCTAATCCCTGATTTAATAAAACTTATAATTCTATGCCATTTTTGATTGGGCATGTGTTTAATGTCATCACTAACCTCTACTTTACTTGAACTTAATACTTTTTTAATCATCCATTCCTAATTTACGTTCAAAATAATTTGCATCTTTGATTACTTCGGGGTTTTGTTTGATTGTCTGCATCGCAATCATGTCTTTCATTCTGGTAGTCGACCATCCGTGTGCTCGTGTAGTATAGACTACTTTGGGAGGTAAGTCGTCCCCCGTAAAAGATTTACCAATATAATCCTCACCTAAAATTCTCACATCAGGTTTAAAAAATTTAATTAACTCATACAACTCTTCTTCAGTTTGGTAAACATAAACCTCATCAATATATTCAATAGCCATTAATGTTCTATACCTTTCATATAAAGGAACCACTGGTTTATACTTAGATTTTCTATGAAGTGATGGGTCTCTTTGTAAGAATACAATAAATTTATCACAATGTTTTTTAGCGCTCTCAAATGTGTAAATGTAACCAGGGTGTATCAAATCGAAATTACCCGCAGTAAATCCTACTATTTCTTTTTTTTCACTCATATTTTAAAACTTTCTTTATAATGTTTATCTTTTTTTACTACCTCATCTAAGGTTAATATTTGACTAATATGATAAGAACTATTATCAGTCATGTAAATGATTACTTGATTTTCAATCTCCTCTATCTCCTGTATTACCTTGATAGTCTTACTATCTTTTGGTATTACATAATCCCCAACTTTATACACGCTTTAATTGTTTTAGTTTAATACCTAAAAGGTCTAAAGTATTTTTATCTTTTACACTCTTTTTAGTTTTCTTTTTTATATCATTAATCAGTCCTTCAATATATTTAATTTCAGGATTAATTTCTTCTTTAACCTTAACAGTTTTAGAATCTTTAGTTTCTTTCGTTTTAAAACCGTTTATCTTATTTTTAAGGTACAAATAACCTAAATCTATGAGTTTATATGTAAGATAGAATCCAAGACAAATAAGACCCACTTCTACAAGTTTCTCAGTTCCTACAAAGTGAACACCTACTAACATAAAGATTAAAACGATAATCATTTTAATCATACTCCATAAATTATTAATTATTTTTACCATTATTTTTCCATTTTAGATTTTTGAATTGCATATTCAGCCAAACTTACTGTTTGTGCCTCTCCCATAATAATCGAACATTTAAGAACATCGTAAGGAATATGGAGAAGAAAATCATTCCCATTAGATGTTGTGAGGTCTTGTTTTAATTCCAAACAAGAATGTACCATTTTAAGGTAAATCTTAAATTGTATAGAATCCTCAAAAACTTTCTCTTGTAGATTACCAAATGTAGGATGTATAATTTTAACTATTTTCATAATATTTTTTTTCAAATTCTTTAACGGTTAGTATCTTTTCGTTTTTGGGTTTAACTAAGTTAAAAATTAAACTTTTTATTTTTTCAATCACTTTACTAAGTAATTCAACTGACTCGATTGGTATGTATTTTTTACCTTCTGTATAAATAAGTGTAACTTCATCATATACATCTACTGACTCAACGATGTGAATACTATTGTCTCTGATATCTTTTATTTTATCTCCTTTTTCCATATAACAAATATAATTAAAATTAATGACTTGACCTAATAATTTGAGTGATTTTACTGAACCCATTCGTAATCCTCTTCAGTATCATTCCATCTGTACTTATCACCGTATACGTCTATAAAAAATTCACCTTCCTTAGTAATTTTACCTCCAAATACTTCCTCTGCATGAGATAGTGAACCTGGTTCTGTAGGTTTAGGTGAGAATACAATGGTCTTTAAAAGAAATAGAACTAAAATAATTCCTAAAATCCATCCTCCCACTCTACCTGAAGCTGCGAAGATGTTTCCAATACCTTTTAGTAATTGTGAACCAAATGTTAAAATGAAACCGATAATGATTAATGTGATAATTCCTTCCATAATATTTTTTTTTAGTATTACAAATATAAGGAATATTATTCTAACTCACAAATTATTAGGTAAAAAAAAACCTCAGTTGGTTAGAACTGAGGTTAAGGAAGATATATATAAAGTATAGAACGCTGAGATTACACGTTTATGTGACCTGTCTTTAGTGAGATTACCCTATGTCGGTTGCTCACTTATCCACTATCGTTGCCGAGAGTATCAAGTCAGTGTCGGTTATTTGAGTGAACCACTCTTCTCGTTAACAACTACTCAACTACTACTTTACTCTGTTAAACCTTGCGAGTTTACGAAGGGATGGCCGTCCCACCAGGTATTTGGTAATCGACATCAGAAGACTTGCGGTCTTACCAATGACTTCGTTAGTCTATGACTCGAAGTGTTAGACACCTTTCGTTGTCAACGCCCGAAGAACTTTTGCTTTCTAATTGTTAGTTAGTATAGCAACTGTGGGATAATGAAAGATGTGCTTCGGGAGAAGGTTCGTTTCTTTTGGAAACAAAATGCTTCACACCTCTCTGTAAGTCTGTCAACTTACGGTACTTCAGGAATACGTTAACTTATCGTCTCGGAATCCCTTCGTACTGGTACCCAGCCCTACAACATCTGACAGGATGTGTCGAACCGTCACCTGTAGCTTTTCCTATTGATATCACTATCTCAACTCTGATATTCCACGGATTCAGAGTAATCTCGTCCCTTTAGCAGTTGCCCTTAGGGTCTTGATTGTAGCCACTTTGTTTAGTTGTCAGCCTCACGACTGCGGACATTCACGGTGTACTATTCCCGTTTCAATCCCTTTAGTCCCATTACTGGGGTTATCTAACGACGCTAAACCGCCGTCAAATGTCTTATTTTAACCGTTGTAGAAAAAAGGGGTTAATCTTTTTGTATTTCTTTCACAAACTGTGATGGTCAAATTAGACACTTATTAATATTTTCAAAGAACGTCTTCAGTACTCTTACTGATTTGTTTGACAAACTTACAACAAAATTTTCAATCTGTCAAATACTTTTTAAAAAAAATTTCTGAAATAATCAGTAGGGTAAAATATAAATATGCCCGTTTTCTTTAAAAGTTATACAAAGATACAAAAAAATTACTCTCAGACAAGCTCTTTGACCAATTTTTTTGAATTTACTTATTAAAATACTTAGTTAATGCTGCGATTCTATCATCTGCATCCACTAAAGTAGTAAGTGCTTCTTCAGCATTTTTGTAGAAGTCTTCTGTTGAATGGTCTCCAATCCCCACTGCTTTATTACCAAGTAATTCTAAAGATAATAAAGCCTTTGCTCTATCTGCCTCAGCAGATTTCATCAACATGTTAAATAATTGTTCGTTCATTTTAAAATTATATTTATAAGTTTATTAAATTGTTTGGTCATTGGTTCAGGTAGTTCATCTTTACCAAAATAACCACACTCTGTATGCTCATCACCATCGTGAGCGTTCTCTAAATCCGGAAACATTTCTTCTTCAACATCCATAAGATAGGTATATAACATACCTTTAACCTTTGTACCATCTCTATTATATCGTTTTATGACTGCAGCAAAATCTATATCACCCATGACAGGTAAATCAGTCTCTTCAATAAATTCTCTAATGGCCGCGTCTTTAACTGGCTCATCATCTTCTACACTTCCTGCAGGACATGACCAAAACCCTGGTAATGTCGTGTCCGAATTTCTTTTGCAAAGTAGAACCTTATTGTTACACCTTACAATTATACCTGCGTATTTTTTCATATATTCTTTTTATTGTATATTTATTAGTATGAAAGTAATAATAAATGATAATATTTTAAAAGTCAAAGTTTCTGCCACTCCAGATTCCATTTCTAAAGGAATGATGGGTAAAAAGTTTGACGAATCTTTTGATGGTATGTTATTTTTTATGCCAAACACCACTGAACAAAGTTTTTGGATGTATAACTGTATAATACCATTAGATATCATTTTTATTAACGGAACAGAAATAACTGAAATCCATTCCAACTGTCAACCGTGTAATGATAATAAAAATTGTGAGTCATATCAAGGTTTTGGTAATACAGTTTTAGAAGTTGAAGGTAGATACTGTAAAAATCACGGCATAAAAAAAGGAGACAATGTCTCCTTTTCTTTGATTTAATATAATTTAGTGTTTCTTGAATTCTGTTGACGTTTCAATACCAACAATTCCGTCAATCAAATTTAAACCATTATCTTTTTGGAACTTCTTAACCGCTCTCATTGTATAAGGACCATAGATTCCATCAATCCCAGCATCCCCTAAATCGTAACCTTCTTTATCTAAAATTGTTTGGATTTCTTCAACTCCTTTACCTTGTGAACCCATTGATATTAATTCAGAGTTATCACCGTTGTTAACAATATCCGTAATACTTAAATCTTCACGTGCAATTTTTCCCTCAACTTTATCAACAACTTGTCCTGGTTCAATAACAATTAAATCTCCCCCATCAAGACTATCTTTTAAAAATGGCCATGGGTCAATAGTTCCTCTTTTATACCCACCTCTTTTCTCATACATCGAAAAGTGTAAGTGTGGATGGGTTCCTTTAGCGTTTCCTGTATCACCAACTGTACCTATGAATGTGCCTTTTTTAATATCGTCACCTTTACTTATATTATCAGATACTTGGTCTAAGTGTGCATAATAATAAACTATACCATTTAATAATACACTAACTGTCTTACCACCAGTAGTTCTATCTTTTCTTCTAACTTTAATCACTTCTCCATCCGTAGCTGAAATAATTGGAGTACCCTTAGGTGCAAATATATCAATTCCTAAATGTCCTCCTCTGTGTTGATGTTTAGCGTCACCCGCCCCATAATCACTATTATGAATCGCCTCGTCTTTATCTAATACTTTTTTCTTACCTCTACCTAATCCTGAGGAATCATAACCAACATTGAATTCTTCATTACCAATTGGAAATATAAAACCTATTGCTTCATTTAAAACCGATTCATTTAAATTTTTAGATTCATTAATCTTTTCTTTAAGTTTTCTAACAAATTCATTTTGAATCATTTTAGTAAACTTAACATAAGGTGAGTCACCTTTATCTTTATTGTATTTATATTTACCTTCAGGTTTTCTCTTACCTCTACCGAAATAATTAAGTGCTGATATATTAGTAATACATTTATGTCCTCCTGAGTTTGCTTGAATCATTTCCCACGCAGGTACACCTAATTTGTCTAATATTGCCCACTGGTCTTCCGTTAATTGAGTTGAAGGTGTATCCATGATGTCTTTTAACTTTTCCATATATTCATCACCACCATCAATAGAACGTACTTTATCACCATAAAATGCTTCTAAATCTGCATTTGTAAAACCAACTGATTCATCACCAAATTGTTTGTTACCTTCAGATATCCACTTTATTGTAGATAATGGAATTATTTTATCCTTTAATTGACTCTCCCATTTACTTAACACTTCTTGAGCAATCTCACCTAAATTAACACCTTTTAGTTCTCTTTCTTTTTTAAATGGGTTACAAGATGCTTGTACTAATCCCATAGGCCAAGCAATAACTAAGAAATCAGCGTCAGGGTTATTTTCAAATGGTGTGTATCTATCATAAGAACCTGGTTTAAACATTGAACCTCCACCATATTGAACTATAATATTATCGTCCACATATACTTTTTCACTTTCTTTTTGTTTTTGAATGTAATCTTTTTGATTTAAATCCATTTCATCAGGAAGGGCATATCCTCTCTCCGCCGCGATTCTATTAATATTTTGAAATATATTTAACAACGATGGGTTAGAAGTCATAACTAATTCCTCCATAAATCCAGGTTTATTCTTATAGGCTAACATTAATTTGTTAGTCGCCAATCCTAAAGCTGTTTTATTTTTTTGTAATGATTCGTCTTTTTGAAGTTTAAAAACAAAATTCATAATATCTTTAGGTTTTAATCCGTACTTCGCAAAATCTGCAGAATCAACTGTAGATATTAACCTTATATCATCAGAAGTAAAAATATCTTTTGGAGACATTATCTGCGATAAGGTTTCAACATTAGACCTTGATGACCTGAAAGAAGTTGAAGTCTCATCTTCAACACCTGTTTGACTATCATGGTGGTCCGTGTGGACAACAAACATTGGTTTACCGTGGGCGAAGTCAACTAAAACCGGCATAGTATCTCCTTGAGCGTCTTGTTTTTTAACAGTGAACTCTTTATCACCATACTGTATTATCTCAGAATCAACAACTTTAATTCCGTTATCTTCTAAATAATTTTTCATAGCTAAGGCAGTTGTAACACCGTCTAAATCTTGGTGGAAATAAATTTTAGCCTTTTTATATCTGTCGGCTAACGCCTTCATATTCCTTAGTCCCGATTCTTTAATTAATTTTTTCATGATAAAAACATATTACTTTCTTTTTCTCTTCTATTCTTTAAACCAGAATTATTGGCTTTGTATTTTAGAATAGCTTCTCCCGCTTTTTTATTTTGACCCGATTTAAGGTATTGAATAAATCTTGACATCCTCACTGAATCACATCCTGAATTAAAAACTAATGAAACCAATGAATCAAATTCTCCTTGTGTTAACATATAAGTTTTTAAACCTTTATCTTTCCATTCACTTAAAAATCTTCTAACACAATCTGCGGAAATAGTTGCGTCGGAGTATAATAATTTAAGTGCCTGTTGTTTAGTTATAACTAACCCTTCTTTAACATCACTTCCTGTGTGACCATAACCTATAGTCCAAATACCACTAGTGTCTTTGTAAGCTTTAAGTACAGGTTCTTTGATAGAACCCACAGGTTTCTTAGGGTCACCTTCTTCGAATTTTATAAAATCCCAAAAGTTTTGACTAGCCCTCATTTTAGTACCATCTTTCCTTACCGTATCATTTTCAAGTAAATACAGTTTTTGTATATAATGTTTTTCTTCTTCTTTTAATATAATACGTGACATAAAAGTTTTATTAATAAATATCCTGAATAACAAAAAACCCCTTACTTTGTAGGGGTTTCGGTGATTAATGATAAAGAACATGCAATTATATTCTCAAACCATACCTTTTGTGTTGGTGTTAGTTTTTCCTTTTTAAATGTTTTTACGTGATTATCGGTGGTAACTATAGTTATATAATCATGACTAATCATTTTAATTTCTCGTATGTTCATCTAAAACTAATTTGAGTTGTTTTTGTTCTGTCTGATATTCTTTTATCCTATTTTTAGCAACCTCACAATAGTTTTTACTGATATCAATACCAATCCATGGCCTACCTAACATTTCCGCCGCTAAACATGTTGTCCCACTTCCGTTGAATGGGTCCATTATCAAATCTTCTTTGTAAGAAAGAATTTTAATTGCTCGATATGGAATATCTAATGAAAATGTCGCTTTGGTCTTTTGTTGAGTATCCGCAAAATAATTCCATTGACCAAAAACTAAAGACATAAAATCTTTTTTGTCTTTATCTTCATACACTAACTTCTTTCTAAACTCACCCTCAATCTTTTCGTTAGGTACCATTTGATACTCTCCTTTCCATTGGGGTGTTCCTTTAACATCCTTTTTGTGTTTCTTTTTGTAGGCTAGTATTACACATTCTTTAGGGTTATATATGTATGGTGAAGACGGACTCATCCAACTTCCCCATGCGGTAGTTTTACTACGGTGTGGTGAACTTTCTTCTAAGTCCACAATACCGAAAAAACCAAATCCAATCTCTTTCATTATCATCCACAACTCAGCTGAGAAATATATTCTACCACCTTTTTTCTGTCGGTTAATTTCATAAGGAATATTCAAGGCAATACGTCCATCATCTTTGAGGACTCTATAAGTCTCTCTTAACCATTCTCTAGTAAATTTCCAATACTCAGCAATTTCTTTATCGTCATCCCAACTATCATAATCGATTCCTACCCCATAAGGTGGACTTGTAACAACTAAGTCAATCGTCTTCTCAGGCATTTCAGCCATAAGTTTACGGCCATCACCGCAATAAATTTTATTATTCTCCATTCTTCTCTATTATTTTTATTCTTCTATCCAAATAAAATAACGCTTTTTTTAAATCTTGTACAGGGGGATTATCATCTTTTTTACCACTTCTAACAATATACTTAAGTACGTTAAAAAGATAAGCATCCTTATCTAATCCTGTTGCTTCCGCTATTTTTATAACTTCATATGGATTGTCTTTTCCACCATAATGTGTTGGATGTGTGACTAACTCTTTATTCATTTTTACTTTTATTTAATACGTAATAATCTTTTGCAATCTTACTTTCTACTACCATACCATCTTCTACAAGTTTGTTCATAACTTTTCTAGTTTTTTCTACAGAATCTTTTAAGATGTAATTAGCTATATAACTAATGTGAATTGGAACTCTAAGTTTACCATTCAATTTATTCATCATTGTTTTTGTTATTTCAATTTGTTCACTCATAATAATATAATTTAATAATTAATTTTCCATTTATCGTAAGGTATCATACTATAAGGGTGTCTTTCGAAAAAACTTTCATGTATAAAAGTATATTCATTTTCTTGTTTTTTATCAAGGTATGCACCCCAAAATGATAAAGTTGAATTAGATAGAATATGTTTATCACACATACTCATCATATGAACCGCAATATACGGGTCTTCGTCAATATAAACAAATTTTTCTTTGGGAAATCCTAATTTATTTACAAATGATTTGGCTGAATTTAGGTTATCAGAAAATACAAGTACTTTATGTCCATCACCTTCTTCTTTTAAAATTTTACTTACCCATTCATCTGGAATTAATTTAATATCAAAAAAATTATCTTGTCTTCCTCCACCCATTCTCAAATGTAAAGAAATACTTTTATCAAATAAGTTACCATAGTTATATTCAATATAATCACTAATATTTTTATCGGGTGTAAATAATTCTAAAATATAATCTCTTTCATGATGCCAATATAATTTATTGAAAAAATATCCCTGAAATAGATAAGGTGGTTTAACTTTTTGTTTTAAATCGTAATAAACTCCACCTTCTCCAGTATCGATGTCCCACGCTAAACTTTGGTCGAACCACCATTGAAATGCATTAGGTCGACTATCGAACCAAGGTATATTAGGATATACATCACCAAAAGAAATATGTGGGTCTTTAAGTATGTGTCCTCCCCATGGGTCAAAGTGTATATTTCTACCGTTTCTATTGAGATGTTTATTAAATTTAGAACTTTCGGATTGATGAGTTGTCCAATACCCAACTAAGGGGTCATAACCCGTTTCTTTTGCGTAAACCATTAGTGTAGCTGTTTGGAACATCATATTACCTAATCCTCCAGCTAATACAGTGGATATGGTATTGTTAGTAACATTTACGTCTTTTGGATTTTGTAAACTCATATTTATACCTCTTTAATTAAAACCCATTTATGTTCAGAATTTAATTCTACACTTAAAACATATTCTTGATTCCACATTTCAGGTTCAATTAAAGATAAAAAATATTTTCCATTTTCTCTATAGTATAAATGATAAGTATTACCTATCACAGGCTCAAATGAGAAATCAGATTCATACACTATTTGGTTTAACTTAACTTCATCAACTAAATTATTATATTCATCAACTAACTCTTGATATTTCTTATTGAATTTAGTTTGTATTTTTTGAACATTTCTTTGTTTATATGAAGATATATCTTCTATCTTAATAACAGGTGCAGAAACACTACTACCATAAGGTAAAATATTCGCATGATATTTTTGATTTTCTTCATCCCAAACTATATGGTCAGGTTTTTTAATTTTAGTCGTCATTTTTTAGTTCTTGAATTTTTATTGTCTGAAAAATATAATTCATTACCTTTCTTTTTATAATCGCAAGTAAACCACCTTCTAAATCATATTCTTGTTCAAATTTAACTCTAAATATTGGTAGTCTTTTATCTATTTTTTCATGTGGTTGATATCTAGGACCATCTTTTAATTGGTGATTTTGTTTTATTAATGATATAACATCTTCTAAATTTTCACCTATAATATCTCCTTCATATATTTTACTTATATCACATTTGTTTTCTCCTGATTTATCTGATAATAACCTAATAAAGTATTGGTAAATATAACCTTTACCTTTGTAATTGAAGTAAATGAAACCTCTACCTGGTTTTTCAGTTTTTATTTTATCCCCATTAAAAACAACACTCACCAATGTAGCATCATAAATTAAAGAATAAATAGACTTACCAATAAGAAATAAATCGGTTAATTTATCTTTTGAGTATTCGACTATTTTGAATATTTCATCAATATTTTCTTTAGTACTAATTAACTTTTTATAGTTTAAATCACTTAATAATATTTCATCGTCAATATCTTCAGGTTCTCTATTTAAAATAAGGTACTGTCCTCTCTCTTTTAAAGAACCTATACTCGCTAAATGTAGTGCTAGTTCTTGAAAAGATGGGTATAATACGAAGTTATCAAAGTCTTCATTGACTTTGGCCATGTAGTCTAATAGAACATATTGTTTGTGTTCTAAATCTATAGGTTCTTGTAAAATCCAGTCTGTATTTAATCTCATATTCTCTCTAGTCTTCCTTGTTTCCAAAGATTGTAGTTGGGTCCAATCTTGTACCTAAAATAAGGGTAATCTTTGGCTCTGTAAAGACTAACGAGTCCAGCATCTTTCATTGAACTGAACATTGTTGAGAGATATCCTGATAAAACTATCTTTTCAGGGTCTTTTTCTAAAACATTAATTAAAAAATCTCTTTTACTGGCTGGTTCATTTTGAGATTCTTTATCTCTAATATATTCTAAAAATCTGATGTAAGCATTGTCTGGATTCACACTAGCAAACCTATAATTTGAATGACTATTTTTAGGTCTCCAATATGTTATCTCGTCATTACCGACAGTCATGAACTGTGAGTTTTCTTCTACGAATAAGTCCACAATTTTATACAAAACATATGTAAATAATGATTTATCCACTCTATCAGGACTTATCTCTTGACCTGTTTTGTTTTCTACATATTCAATAGCCTCATATATTGGTCTTTCATCTAAAACATTACTCTTGGTCGCATAAAATACAAAATCATCATCTTTGACAGTTAATACAAACTCTCTCACTCCCCATGTACCTATTAGTTTACCAGATGTAAAACCTTGTAATCTAAGTGGTTTACCATCTATCATGTAACTATATCTTTTAAAATTAAGATTTTGAGTAAGTTTAGAATCACCACTAAATATTTTACGGAACATATCAATAATGTTCACACTCCTATCCCATTTATGATTTTGAGTAATGTCATTTTGAATAGCATCAAAGGCCGGAAGTGTCTTAATTAAACCTAAAAGATTTTCATTGACAACATCCTTAGCATCATATAGAGTCATTCTATTATTTTGACTATCATAATGAATTGCAATTTTATAATAATCATTAGTAGGTTGCATATTTTTATTTATTAAATAATACAATGGACCCTTTGAATTGTATTGTTCAAATCTATTACCGAACTGTGTTGATGCTGTACACCATCTGGTACCTGACCCATAATAACATGAAGAATCTTTGGTTAATGGTTTTACCACTAATATTCTATCGTCTTCATATATCCTTTCAGTACCTTCCTTTAATTTTGACCTTTGTTGACTTTTTGTATCACCATAAACCTCTAATGTATCTATAAGGTCATGAATATTTTTATATTGATTAATATCTTTGTATTGTAAGTTTTTTCTTACTCTATCAAATTTCTCAAGCCAATTAATTACACTATCTAAAGAAATAAAAGTATTACCAAAATCATCAAAGTTTTTTTTGAGGACCCAATTTACATATTTGTAATTAGTTCTTTTGTTAAATTCGTTATCCAAGAATTCCTCTACTGTTTTTTGTAACTCAGGATTTTCATTAAACCTATTTAAAATATCTTCTCTTCTACCCTCACTTATAACGTCTACATATTTTTTTCTGTGTGGATTCTGACCTTCTGATAAATTATGTAAGGTTTTATTAATTGAGTCTTTAAAGTCTTTAAGGTGTTTTTCCGCATCTTTATTATTACCTGACTTTACCATTTTAATAAGGTGTGATAAATGTCCTCCCTCTGAATGGTAGTTAACATCTGTAAAAGATTTTAACAAATCTTCCATTTTTTTTATTGGAGTTTTTAGGCTTACTTTTAATCCTGATTTCAACATACCATTGTAATCGAAATCATCTGACCATTTATCTCCAATCTTGTATGTTTTTATGTTTGTCATTATTCTGTTCTAACTACATGATACCAAGTTCCATTGATTGATGACTCATATTCAGCACCGTCATAACTATTCAAGGCATTACCAACACCATCAGCATCAATAGCCGCCTCAAATAAAGCATCAGTATCCACATAGTCATTTAAATCTAATCCGTAATCTTCCATAGACCTTACCATATCATACATTACATCGTCTACTCTTGAATTAACCATATCTTCTATCTGTCCAACTGTGGGTTCTCCTTGAGGGTCACTTTCAATATCAGTTATTTCATCATCAATTTCATTCCATCTATCTTCAGCTAATTCTACTTCATCATCAGTATATTCATCGTCAAGATTAGCAGTTATTTCATCTAACTCTTCTTGTTCTTCTTTTAATTTGGCGATTTGAGATTCCTGTTCATCAGACAGAGGTAAGTCATCATCAAAGTAAACCTCATAATTATTATTTACATCTTCTTCAAACATATCATAAAACCAATCTCTGACTTCACTTTCATCAATATATGATTCAACAAAACCTCTATTCCAACCATCAGCACCCATATCGTCCCATAAACCCTCATAATATTCCTTAGCCGCCTGCCATACCTCATCCCAATCTCCAACAGCGAGTATTAATCCTTGTTCGTCTTCTCCTGTCCATTCAAACGTTTGTAAATCATAATGGGAATATTGTGAAGGAACTAAATTGTAGATAGATTCTCCTTCTTCTTCATTAACATTAACACCATATTCATCAACTAAAACTTCAAAAACTGCATTAGCCTTTTCACCATCAACATCAGTGTTTTCTAAATTCCATTCATCGTTTTCTTTTCTTTCTTCCGCATCAGCTAACATTTGAGCAATTCTACGTCTTTCAGCTATCTTTCTTAATCTTTCTCTTTCTAAACGAGCGGCTTCTTTATCTTTGAAAATTTTAATTTCTCGTTGGTAGTTAGTTTCAATATACTCATCAATACTCTTCTGTATTTCATCATACTCAGGAGTACCTAATATCCATCCGTCTTTGAATGATTTATCTGGTGCATCATAAAAAGTCTTATCTCCATCATATTTTTGTAAAACCGCCACTTTATAAAAACGGTCATTACTTTTAGCCTTTTTATCTAGAATATAAAAAAGTTTACCATCAACATTATAATTATCAAAATGTGTAGAACCATTTAAAGAGGCCGTACACCATTTAGTTCCAGCCCCATAGTAACAACTTGCCTTATGTGTCTGAGGTGTTACTACTGTAAATCTATCATTTTCATATACGACATCTGCACCGTCTACTGATTTAACTGTACGTCTTACTTTATTTTCATGATTATTAATTGTAGTTATTATGTCTTCTAAAGTTCTATACTGATTAATATCTTTTTGTTCTAATGCTTGTTGATATTTTATAAACTTTTCTACTACTTTTTCAGCCTTACTTAGATTCTCATCAAAATTTTCTGAAGATATTACATTACCTAAAAACATTAGGAATTTTTGATTAGGTGCTAAACTTCTTGAAAGACTAAACACTTTCTTAAGTTGTTCAGGTGAAAACTTACTTTTAAATTTTCTCAAAAAATCATCTTTCCTACTTTCAGTTAAAACTTGACTAAGACTCATAATATTGTACTTTTATCATAAATATAATTAAAAACCAATTATTACATTAATTCATGGTTACATATATTTATTATTATAAACTTTATCAAAAAAATATCAACTATGGGATGCGGCTGTAAAAATAAAAACAAAAACCAACAAAAGAAAACTACTCAAACTGTAAGAAATGCCAATACTCAAACTGTAAAAGAGGCAATTAAGAAAACAGTAGAAAAGTATTACGAAAAAAAATAACTAATTATTTTTAGCGGATTAATCTAAGGTGAGGTAAAACTCACCTTTTTTTATATTTATAAGTAAATAACATGTTATGAAAGAAAAAATTATCAGTATACTACAAGGAGGTTCAGGTGAGGTTGAAGACTTTATCAACCGTTATCTCAATGGTGATAAGGATAGTTTTTTTGATTTACTAGAAAGGTTCGGATTACTTCAAAACTCCGACACATACGAAAGTGTTATTGAAATGTTTCCAATGACTTATCTAAGAAAGAGTTATATTGATGACCGTAAAAAAACTATCGATAACATTGTTTCCACCTATAGTGATATAAGTAAAAAAGGTGATAAATATTTTTTAACTCTTGGGGAAAGGTCAGACTTAAGTACTTTTTTTAAATCAGATGACGGTCATCGTGAAATGTCATCATCAGAAATGGTTGAAAATATTTTAGGTGAAGATGATTGGTTCGAACCATTTCAAGATGTTACTCAAAATTTATACACCGATGTTATTGAAGAGTTAAATGAAAAAAATAAATTCTTACTTGCCAAATCAATATCTGAAGAATTATCAGGAACTCAAATTTCACCCGAAACTGAGTTATTAGAAAATATCGCTCAAGACCAAGGTCACCCTAATTATGTTGAAGTTAAAGACCCTTTATTAGTAATGGATATTTTAGAAGAAGATGAAAAATCTACTAAAGTCTTATTAGATGAGGCTTCTGAAGTTTCAGGTAATTTATATTCACTTCACCATCACTCATATAACACCGCATATACTGATGAAAAGTATAATGAAATAATAAATGAGATTAAACATCTATTGGAAATAGATAATAGTGGTGATTGGGAATCTAAGACCGTAAAAACTAGTAATGGTGAAGAAAAAACAATTTACAACTACATTATAGAAGTTACCAAATTCATACCTTATTTATTTAGTTCAATTTTTAATGATGACTATCAGTTAGATGATTACAGAAATGTATTTGAGTATTATGGTGACTTTGAAGACCTGACTAAAGAAATGATTTCTGAGGAAGTAATTGAAGGTGCGTCAATGAGTAGAAGTTATTATGATTATGCCGACCATACTTTGGTTTCTCAATATCTTAACGATATGATTACTGATTATCTTTAAATTTTCTCTCTAACTCTTCTAACTCATCTTCTTTTAAATCTAGTATTGATTCTTGTTCTTTAATAGCCTCAAATAATATTGATATCATTTCACCGTATCTTACTCTATAAGCACTTTCTTCGTCACCAAGAATTAATTCAGGTAAAACCTCTTTAACTTCTTGTGCAATAACACCAATATCTTTTCTACCACCCTCATCAATGATTTCACCATTAATACCTTCTTTTCTCCATATAAATTCTACTCCTCTTAATTTCAATACTTTTTTAAGTGCTTCATCAATGGTAACAATATTTTCTTTTAATCTTTTGTCAGATGGTCCTCCTGCTGGTCCTTGTGCTCCGGCAGGTCCTTGAGGTCCTGTGGCTCCTTGAAGTCCTCCACCACCTGTAGGACCTTTATAACCTTTAGGTCCAATTAATCCTTGTGACCCTTTAGGGCCTGTGGGACCCTGTGGTCCAATAGGACCTTTACGTCCCTTAAGTTGTAAAGGACCCTTTAGACCTTTAATACCTTTATCTGCATTCGCACCATCAAGACCTATTGAACCTTTAGGTCCTTTGTAACCTTTTGGCCCTTTAGCTCCTGTTATCCCTATCGGTCCTTTACGTCCTTTTGAACCTTTTTCTCCTTTATCTGTACTACTTGACCCTAACGGTCCTAGTGGTCCTTGTGGGCCGGTTGGGCCTTGTGGGCCTTGTGGTCCTTTGGGACCTTTAGGTCCTATAAAACCTTTTATTCCTTTAATACCTTTATTACCTTCAGGTCCAATCGGTCCGTTAGGTCCTGTTGGACCCTGTGGTCCTGGTATACCATTTCCTCCTCTTGGTCCTTGTGGACCTCTAGGCCCTTTTTGACCTATTGGTCCTTTATCAGAACTATTTGGACCTTGAGTACCTCTACCTCCTTTTAGTCCTTTTAACCCTTTTAGTCCTTGTATACCTTGAGAACCTCCTGACTGTATTGGTCCTTGGTCTCCTTGAGGTCCTCTATTTTGTCCTTGGTCTCCTTGAAGTCCTCTATCACCAACACCACCAGTCGCATTCTTGGAACCTATAGAGCCTTGTGGTCCTATAGGTCCTATAGGTCCTAATGGTCCTTTTGGTCCTTTGTCTGAACTAGCCGGCCCTTGTGGTCCTATGGGTCCCTGAGCACCTACTATATTTTGCGGACCTATTGGTCCTTGGTCACCTGTTTGTGCCTTATTACCTTGGGGTCCTTGGGGTCCTCTATCACTACTAGCCGGTCCTTGTGGGCCGGTTGGTCCTTGTCCACCAGTATTATTCTTCTCCCCTACAGGACCGATAGGTCCTTTATCCGCTCTATTACCTTGAGGGCCGATTGGTCCTTTATTGTTACCCGCAGGTCCTATTGGTCCTTGAGCACCAACAAGACCTGTTGAACTATTTGGTCCTTGAGGTCCTTGGGGGCCTTGTCCAATAAATGCACCTATATTACCTTGTACCCCTCTATCCGTACTCGCGGGTCCTTGTGGTCCTATCGGACCTTTATTACCTATATCACTTGTACTACCTTTTAAACCTTGTGGACCTGTAAACCCTATGGGTCCTAATTGTCCAATTGGTCCTTTATTATTTCCAGCAGGTCCTTGGGGTCCTGTTGGTCCTTTTGCTCCTGTAATATTCTTGGCTCCTTGTTCACCTCTAGGTCCTTTAACACCTTTGATACCTTTAATACCTTTAGGCCCTTTATCACCCCTATCACTTGATACGGGTCCTTGGTCTCCTTGTGTATTATTTTGTAATCCTTTTGGTCCTAATGGTCCCTTTTCTCCTGTTGGCCCTTCAGGTCCTTTATATCCTTTTTGACCTTTAACACCTTTATCAGTACTAGTAGGTCCTTGAGGTCCTTGACCTCCTGTTATACCTTTAGGTCCGTTAGGTCCTGTTGGTCCTTGACCACCTTGAGGTCCTCTTGGCCCCTTAGACCCTTGTGTGCCTTTATCCGTATTAGTAGGACCTGTTGGTCCTTGAAAACCCTTTAAACCTTTATCTGTATTTGTTGGTCCGGTAGGTCCATTAGGTCCTGTTGGTCCTGTAATTCTAGGTCCTATACCTCCTTGAGGGCCTGTAAACCCTTTTGGCCCTTTAAATCCTTTTAAACCTTTTAGTCCTTTATCGGTACTTGCTGGCCCTTGACTTGCAGTAGGTCCTTGGTCACCACCATCTCCTACATCACCTTGAGGAGACGTACCTATACTACCTTTAGTACCTACAAAACCTTTTGGTCCGACAGGTCCAGTTGGTCCTTGGTGTCCTTTATCAGTATTTGTTGGACCTATATCTCCCCCTTGTGCACCATCACCTATAAATCCTTTTTCATTATTTCCTTGTGGTCCTTGTGGTCCTCTCTTACCTTTTAACCCTTTAAACCCTTGAGGCCCTTTTAGTCCTTTATCGGAACTAGCCGGTCCTTGTGGTCCTATGGGTCCAGTATTACCTTTATCACCAACACTTACTTCTGATTGTGGTCCTCTAGGTCCTTTAAAACCTTTTATACCTATCGGTCCTTTTATACCTATAGGACCTTTATCTGTACTATTATCACCTTGCGGACCTTTCTCACCTCCCGAACCTGTTGGTCCTTTTAATGATGAACCTTGTGGCCCTCGGTTCCCTTCCAAACCTTTTGGCCCAATCGGCCCTTGTGGACCTATAGGTCCTTTAACGGCTGCAGGTCCTGCTGGTCCTTCAGGTCCTTGTGGCCCTATAAAACCTTTATCACCTTGTATACCAATATTACCACGTACTTGTTTAGGACCTTTAATTCCTTTCCTACCTTTAATACCTTTAATACCTTTATCTCCCTTATCTGAAGATTGTACACCCTGTGGTCCTAAGGGTCCTTGTGGTCCTTGAGTACCAACAGTACCATCAGGTCCTTGTATTCCCTGTGGACCTAATAACCCCTTAACACCTTTGTTACCTTTAATACCTTTGTCTGCAGTAGGACCGGTAGGTCCTTGTGGCCCCTGGTCCCCATCAGTATATCTTAAACCTTTATCACCTTCAGGACCTTTATTACCGTCAATACCTTTCTGACCTTTTACTCCTTTAATACCTTTAGGTCCTTTTTGACCCTTGTCAGTACTTGTCGGACCTTGTAACCCAATAGGTCCTTTTGGCGAAATACCTCCTTGAGACCCTTGGGGTCCTGTAACTTGTTTCGGTCCTTTATTACCTTTAATACCTTTAAAACCTATAGGTCCTTTTAAACCTTTATCGTTAGATGTTTCTCCTTTTAAACCTTTTGGTCCTTTTATACCTTTACTACTGTCTGAAGGTCTTACACCTTTTAAACCTTTAGGTCCTACCGCTCCGTCTTCCCCTTGAGGCCCTCTATTACCTTTATCACCTTTAACTGAAATAGGTCCTTTTGCACCTTTAATTCCTGTAGAACCTATTCTTCCTTTAATACCTAGATTACCTTTATCTCCTTGCTCACCAACAGGACCTTCTTGACCTTTTGCACCTTTAGGTCCTTGGTCACCAACTCTTCCTTTTGCACCAATTGGTCCTTGTATTCCTTTTAATCCTGATAATACTCCAACCCAATTACCATTTGAATCAACAACCATAGTACTACCCACATATAATTCACTATTAACCACATCTACTTCACCGTCAAATTGAAATGGTTGAGCACTATCTTTAATTTTAAAAATATTGCTAGACGACTTAAATATTAAATCACCACTAGTATCTATTTCAATAGTATAATCATTACTACCTGAACCTGTAAATATAATGTGAGGATTACTATTAGTAGTACTCCCTGTAGGGTATATAATAATATTAGCCATTAATTAATTTGTGTTTTTAACCATTTTATTTGTTCATCAATATCATCTATAAATACTTGGTGAGACTTAATCGATTCTATTATTAGTGCATTTAATTTGAAATATTTAATAGCGTAGTAACCATCACTTCTTTTGTAAACTACTTCAGGAAATATTTTTTGGATATCTTGTGCAATCATACCAATAGAGTGAAGTTTTTGTCTTTCTTTTAAGAAATCGTAACCCGAATATTTCTCATTCCAATCGTACTCAGTAACTTGAATGTTTAATAAGGATTCTAATGAATTAGATATTGTTCTAATACCAGTTTTAAGTCTTTCATCTGAGAAGGAACAATCCGCACACTTTAATAATCCACAAAATTGTAAATCCCAAGTATGTATAGAACTATTATTATGGTCAGCGTCCCATAATGTAAATTGGCCTGACTTATCATCAAAACAACCAGGTCTCGGTGTTCTACATTCGGTACAATTTGAGTCAGTATAAACAAAATTACCCGCACTTAATGCCCCTGAATTAGGAGAATATACTGTAACGTTGGGTTCCTCACCACACGGTGGCGCATCTCTATCACAAAAGCTACATGGTAATGCTTTATCACTTATAAGTGCAACATCGTGTGAATAACACGATACACCTGAAGGTCCCGCAGGTCCTTTCCTACCTTTAAATCCTTTTTCCCCTTGTGGACCACTAAGTCCACTTGCACCTACACGTCCTTTTTGACCTCTTGGACCTTGTGGCCCTGTAGGTCCTTTGTAACCTTTTGGCCCTTTAGCCCCTTGTGGACCTGTCGGTCCTTGAGTTTTTCTAGCTCCTTTAGGTCCTATGGGTCCTTTTGGCCCTTTAGCCCCTTGTGGACCTGTCGGTCCTTTAACTGTAGAATCTGTTCCTCTTGGTCCTTTATCACCTTGTTGACCAATAAATTTTTTAATATCAGTCGGTCCTTGTCTACCCTTTAAACCTTTGGGACCGTATAATCCTTTCAGTCCTTTATAACCTTTAGGTCCTTTAGGACCTTTAACCGTACTTACACTACCTTTAGGTCCTTGAGCTCCCTCCGTATTACCGATTTCTCCTTCGGGACCTTGTATACCTATTGGACCTTCAGGTCCCTTATATCCTTTTTGTCCTTTTGTGTTATTAACAGGTCCTTGTGGTCCTGTAGGTCCTGACTGTATCCCATTTAACCCTTGAGGACCTTTGGCACCTTTCGGACCTTTATCTCCAACACCTCCAGTTGGTCCTGATTTTCCAAGAGGTCCTTGTGGTCCTGTCTCTCCTTGTTGCCCTTTATCACCGGTTGCACTTCCTTTTGGTCCTTTAGGTCCTTTATTTCCAATTGGTCCTTTAGGTCCTTGTTCACCTTTATCAGCGGTAGGTCCGAGTGGTCCTTGAGGTCCTACGGGTCCTTTATTGTTTGAATGAGGACCTTTTTCTCCTTTAGGCCCCTTATAACCTTTAGGCCCTTTTGGACCTTTTAATCCTTTATTTGCACTATCACCTATCGAACCTTTCTTACCTTTTTGTCCTTTATCCCCTGTAGTCGGTCCAAGTGGACCCTTAGGTCCTTTATATCCTTTTGGTCCTTTATATCCTTTTTGGCCTTTATTCGCAGTTGGTCCTGTTTGACCTATAGGTCCTTTTAACCCTTTAGGTCCTGTTGTCAAACCAAGAGGTCCTTTTGGACCCTTAGGACCTTTATATCCTTTTATCCCTTTAAACCCTTTGTAAGCGGTAGGACCTGTTGGACCTTGTGGTCCTGTATCTCCTTCAGCACCTGTTGTGGAACCTGTAGGTCCTTTAGGTCCCTTATAACCTTTTGGACCTTTTAGACCTTTAAATCCTTTTTCTGCAGTAGGTCCGATTGGTCCTTTAGGTCCTGTTGGTCCAACTGCACCTGCCCTTAATCCTTTAGGTCCTTTAGGTCCTTTGGGTCCTTTAATACCTTTTAATCCTTTTAAACCTTTATCGGCAGTAGGACCTATAGGGCCTTCTGCACCTATTAATCCTTTTGGGCCCTCCTGACTACCTTGTGGTCCCAAAGGTCCTCGTAACCCTTTTAATCCTTTAAATCCTTTAAATCCTTTTACACCATCAGTAGCCCTATTACCTTTAAAACCTTTACGACCTTTTAAACCTTTTACTGTAGATGCAGTTCCTCTTGGACCTTGATTACCTTTATAACCTTTTTGCCCTTTTATACCTTTATCTCCATCGGTTGCTCTAAACCCTTTTTGACCTTTAATACCTTTATCTCCGGTAACTGTACTAATAAATCCTTTATCACCTGTAATACCTTTTAATCCCTTATAACCTTTTGGACCTTTATTACCTCTTAACCCTTTATATCCTTTTTGACCTTTAATACCTTTAAGTCCTTTTTGACCTTTAATACTTGCCGGTCCTTGTGGTCCTGTATCTCCTTGAGAAGCCATTAAACCTTTGTTACCTTGAGGACCGGTTAATCCTTTATAACCTTTTTGACCTTTAATACCTTTAAGTCCTTTGTCCCCTTTATTTCCTTGCTCACCTTTAACACCAATTGGCCCTTGTGGTCCTTTATCTCCTTGACTGGCAATTAAACCTTTAAGTCCTTTAGTACCTTTTATACCTTTTTTACCTTTAAGACCTTTTAAACCTTTATTACCTTTATCTCCTTGTGGTCCTCTTTCTCCTTTTTCACCTGTAGGTCCAACAGTACCTTCTTCCGAAGATGTACCTGTAGGTCCTTTAGGTCCTTCAATACCCTTCTTACCTTTTAATCCTTTTATACCTTTAAGTCCTTTGAATCCTTTGTCTGCACCTTCACCGTTTTGAGAAACGGGTCCTGTATCTCCTTGGTCGGCAATTATACCAATAGGACCTTTAATTCCTTTGATACCTTTATATCCTTTTAAACCTTTAAGCCCTTTATTACCTTTATCACCAACAATTCCTTTATCTGATTGAGGTCCTGTTGGTCCTACATCCCCTTGAACTGCTATTAACCCTTTGATACCTTTTAATCCTTTTAATCCCTTAACACCTCTTTGTCCTTTAATACCTTTTTGACCCTTATCTGTCGATGTTTCACCTCTACCACCTGTAGGTCCTTGGTCACCTGTTAACCCAACAGCACCTTTTGGTGAATCACCTATACTACCATCAGGACCTTTTAAACCTTTTGGCCCAACAACACCTACTTCACCTTTGGGTCCTTTTAAGTTACCTATTGGACCGTCAATACCAACAGGTCCTTGGTCACCTATCGCACCTTTTAAACCTGAATCCGTATTAGGACCTCTTTGTCCTTTAATACCTTTTAGTCCCTTTATACCTTTAAGACCTTTTGTTCCTTTATCATCACCTGTAATACCTTTATTACCTTGGTCACCTGTATCACCTTGTTGACGTAAAAATGATGTTAACGCATTTGTTACCACCTCTTCAGTAAAATTATCTACGGTTGGGTCAACTCCAAAACCAAAGTGTTTTAACCCCGCCCCATTTTTAAAATCTACATTTAAACTCGTATAACAATTTTCAGAAGCTAAAGCTGAATATACATTAGTATGTGTTAATGCAGTTAAATTTAAATTTTCAGGACCAACTGAATCCATTTGGTCTCCGTAACTATTTAAAAATTCTTGAGTAGTAATGGTTTCACCTTCAACAGCACCAACCGCATGTTGAACAAATGCATATGTGGCGGTACCTCTAAGTGGATTTACTACAGGATATATTAAACCTCTTGCATTTCCTTGTCTATTAGATATAATGTCTTCATAAACTTGTATATATGCACAGTAGTCGTGTAAATATCTATTAGTATATTCAGTACCGGCACTATTATTCCAATAATCACCATTCAGTTCAAATGGTTTATTATATAAATCACTCTTAGTAGCGTTGGTTGGTGTCCCACCTAACTGTCCATGATATAAACCAACAATACCATCTGACTCATCGGCGACTATGATAACTAAATAATTAGTATTATCACCACCGAATGAACCCTGTCCCGATGTTTCTGTATTATTTAAATTACTATGGTCAAAAGGAACCCCTTGAGAAATATTTTCTACAGCACCAGTATCTAAATTAAGACCTCTGTTAATTCTTCTATATGTGGTTAGACCATCATTAAATTGTGAATTTCTTGGTACACAATTACCACCCGAATTAGATTTACAATAATCGGAATCATAAGTGGCGTTAGGTACCGCACTATTAAATTCACTCAACTGTGTTCCGTTACTCAACGTACCACCACTAAGTGAACCAAGATATGGATAAGATGCCCACCATAACCAGTTTTCACCATTAACATTGTTTTTACCGATTACACCCTCGTATAATTTGTTAATGTCACCATTACCGTTTACCGTTTGGAACCAATCTCTAACACTTTGAGAAGCCTCTTTAGCCTTATCACTTGGCATTGATGTTGCATCATAGAAAACATAAACATCTAAATTTGCTGTAAGACCAATTGGTCCTTGTGGACCTTTATCCCCAACAATACCTTTAGGTCCAATATCTCCTTTATTATTACCGGTAGGTCCTGTATTACCTTTATCTGCATCTGCACCTATAGGACCTTTAATTGAATTACCTATTGAACCTTTAATACCTTGTAAACCTTTTAACCCTTTAGGTCCTTGTGTCCCAATATCCCCTTTAATCGCGGCAGGTCCAGCTGGTCCTTCAGAACCTTGTGGTCCAATTAAACCTTTTACCCCTGCAGGTCCTTGTGGTCCTTGGGAGGCTTTCTCACCTTTAATACCTTTAAGACCTTTTGGTCCAACGTCACCCGTAGGTCCTTGTTCTAATGAAGTCTGTCCTTTAATACCTTTTTCACCTTTTGCACCTCTTTGACCTGCAGATGGTTCATCACCTTTTGCCCCTACAGGTCCTTGTGGCCCTGTTGGTCCTGTTGGCCCTCCCATATTCATTGCATGCCCTTTCCAGTTACCACGGTCGTCAATTAATTCATCACTATTATTTTTTACAACTGAGGTTTCAGCCATAAATTTTAAACTATCAAGTTCTAAATGATTCGTTATTTTAAAGTCGTTACCTAAGTGAGTATTAAAATTTAATTCACCGCTAGTATATTTCACATCAATCTTAGTATTTGATTGACCTGAAAAATGAATTGTACCACCTGTTGGATTTATGTTAATATCTCTACCCATTTAAAACTTTTGATTTCAATATGTTAATTCTCTCCTTAAGTTGAGTTATACGTGTATGTTGCTCTTGTATTGAACCAATCCCAATAGCAACTAACTTACCGTATTCTAATTTTAAGAATCCGTCTTCACCAGTAAATACCACGTCAGGTATAACTTTATCAATTTCTTGAGCGATAAAACCGATATCATTTCCTTTTATATTAAATCTGTGATTTATTCCACCCTTCCATGTAAATTTAACACCTCTAATATTTTTTAATTTAGATAAATTACCCTTTAAAGACTTAATATTATTTTTAACTCTCTTATCTGAAGCAGGTCCTTGAGGTCCTTGTACCCCTTGAGCCCCTCTTGGACCTTGTGGACCTTGTGGTCCTGTACCCCCTATAGGTCCTGTTGGTCCCGTTCTACCTATCGGACCTTTGGGTCCTTTATTTCCTCTTGGACCTGTTGGTCCTTGGTCACCAGGTCCATTTTTTACGAGGACAGGACCTATATCACCTTTAGGTCCTTTCGCACCTTTAGTTAGATTATCACGACCGATAGGTCCTTTTGGACCTTTATCTGTATTGGTAGGTCCTATAGCACCTTTACGACCTTTTGGACCATACTCATCACCAACATCTCCTAATGGTCCTTGTTGGGCTCTCTGACCTTTAATACCTTGTGGTCCTATTCCTCCTCTCGGTCCTTGAGGTCCATTTGGGCCTGTTGGTCCTTTTAAACCTTTAGTTGTATTTGTTGGTCCGGTAGGTCCAGGTCTTCCAACAGGACCTTTTACACCTTTATTTCCTTGAGGTCCTCTACCTCCGTCAGGTCCTTTATATCCTTTTATTCCTTTTAGTCCTTTAACTCCTTGTTCACCTATAGCACCTTTGACTGTTGATTGTGGACCTTTAAATCCTTTAAATCCTGCAGGTCCAAAATTTCCTTTTAACCCTTTTAACCCTTTAGGTCCTTTAGGTCCTTTTGTAGTATTATTAGGTCCTTTATATCCTTTGACTGTGGACTGATTACCTATTAACCCTTTGTCTCCTTTTCGACCTTTGGTTCCTTTAAGTCCTTTTAACCCTTTAAGACCTTTTGGACCTTTAGTTGTATTTGTCAATCCTTTTGGTCCTTTAACAGTAGAAGCCGTTCCTCTTGGACCTTGTGGTCCTTGACTACCTTGTCGACCTTTTAAACCTTGAGGTCCCGTTTCTCCTGTATTTCCTTTTGTATTATTGGCTAAACCTTTATATCCTTTAACTGTCGACACATTACCTCTCGCCCCTTGTGGACCTCTTGGTCCTGTACTACCTTTTAGACCTTTTAAACCTTTTGAACCTTTTAAACCCTGCAAGTTATTAGGATTTCCTATAGAACCTTTAACTGTAGATGTACTACCTTGTGGTCCTCTTGGACCTTGTGGTCCTCTTGGGCCCTTTAAACCTTTTAAACCTTTTAACCCTTTAATACCTTTAACACTATTACTAGGTCCTTTATATCCTTTAACTGTAGATGCTGTACCTCTTGGTCCTTGAGGGCCTTCTGGTCCTCTTGGACCTTCACTACCCTTTCTACCTTTAATTCCTTTAAGACCTTTTGTAGTATTAGAGGGACCTATAGAACCCTTAACGGTAGAAGTGTTACCCACTGAACCTTGTCCACCGATAGCACCTCTATTTCCTTTTGGTCCTTTAAAACCTTTATCACCTACCGGGCCTCTGTCATTGTTAGCAGGTCCTTGTGGTCCTTTATAACCTTTAGGTCCTTGAGTACCTATTCCTCCTCTAGGTCCTTTTTGTCCCTTATCAGTTGAATTTGGCCCATTAGGACCGGTTTCACCCTGATTCCCTCTATCAGTACTGGTTGGTCCTTGGTCACCTGTTGAGGCCTTTGCCCCTCTACTTCCTTGAGGTCCCTTTTGTCCTTTATCGGTCGATTGAGGTCCTCTACCTCCGTCAGGTCCTTTTAATCCTTTTTCAGTACTTTGGGGACCTCTATTTCCTTTATCTGAGCTAGTACCTGTATTACCTCTATTTCCTGTTGGTCCTTGTGTCCCTTGAGTTCCTCTTTGTCCACCTATACCTTGTTCTCCTCTTACACCTGTAATACCTTTAAGTCCCTTAAGTCCCTTAAATCCTTTATCTGCTGATGTAGGCCCTTGCGGTCCTTGTGGTCCTTGTGGTCCTTGAACTCCCCTCGACCCTACACTAGGTTGGGGTCCTCTTCCAGGTTTTAAACCTTTTAATCCTTTAATTCCTTTTGTACCTTTTGGACCTTTTAATCCTTTATCGGTCGATTGAAGTCCTTGATTACCTATCGAACCTCTATCCGCATCCAACCCGACAGGTCCTTGTGGTCCTTGAATATTTTTTGGACCTTTTAATCCTTTATTACCTTTTAACCCTTTTAATCCTTTAAATGCTGTTGGACCGAATAATCCTTTAAGACCTTTATCACCAGTGGTAGCAATATTACCTTGATTACCAATTTCACCTTGTGGACCTATGGCTCCTTTAACTCCTTTTTTACCTTTTATACCTTTAAAACCTTTTTGACCTTTATCATCTCCTTTCGGACCTTGAATACCTTGAGTCCCATTAGGTCCTGTTTCTCCTATATTCCCTCTTTCACCACTATTAGGTTTTAATCCTTTTATACCTTTATTACCTTTTAATCCCTTCTGACCTTTGATACCTTTATCGGTAGAAGTATTTCCTTGTAGTCCTTGTGAACCTTGTGGTCCTTGAACGGTTGTTTCGGCTTGAGGACCTTTGATACCTTTTGGTCCTTTTGGTCCTTCTAAACCTTTAAGTCCTTTATCACCTTTAAAACCAATGGGACCTTGTTGACCGATTGGGCCTTGTTGACCATTATCACCAGTTACCGCAATAAGACCTTTACGACCTTTAAGCCCCTTAAGTCCTTTAAGTCCCTTAACCCCTTTGTTACCACGAAGTCCTTTAATACCTTTACTCCCTGTTGGCCCTTTAGGCCCTATTGGTCCTTGACCTCCTGTGTTTGCGGTTAACCCTTTTGTACCTTGTGGTCCTTGAATTCCTTTTGGTCCCTTTTGACCTTGTGGCCCTTTTGGACCTTTTGTTCCTTTATCCGCAACATTACCGGCTTGAGAAATAGGACCTTGTGGTCCCAAAATACCTTTTTTACCTTTTAATCCGACAGGACCCTTTAACCCTTTTAAACCTTTTAGACCTTTTAATCCTTTATCCCCTTTATCACCAACTATACCTTTATCTGAGTTAATTCCTTTTAAACCCACAGGGCCTTGTGGTCCTTGTATACCTATTGGACCTAATTGACCTATTTCGCCTTTAACACCTCTAAGACCTTTAAGTCCTTTATCTCCTTTATCAGTTGATTGTGGTCCTTGTTTTCCTTTTAACCCTTTATCTCCATCATTATAAAATATTCTACTGGTACCAATATTACCTTTAAGCCCTTTAAGACCTTTAAGACCTTTTCTTCCTTTATCACCACTTTCACCTTTAACGGTTGTCCCTCTTGCACCTGCGGGGCCTGTTGGTCCTTGATGTCCTTTTGGACCTGTTGGTCCTACAGTACCTTTATTACCTTTTAATCCGACTGTACTACCTTTCCACCCTCCAGTATCGGTAATAGTCATAACCCCGTTGAATCCCATGTCATTACCCATATGTATTGAGCCTTTAATATTAACACGGTCACTATCTATGGTTACTAAATTATTACCATGAGTGGCACCTGAAAATACTATGCGACCATCATCACTAACATTAAGTGACATAACATCACCATTTGCATTTTCAAATAAAATATAAGGAAGTGTAGTTCCTGTGGGTTGTGGTACTATTCTTACGTCTTTAGCCATGTATGAGTTTAAAAGGTTTTATCTTATATTAT